TCAAATAAAGTTGTACCCAATAGCCAATTACATTTGGGTGTTTTTTTTAATAATAAACTTGAAGGTGCTATGCAGTTTGGCCCAAGTATTAATAAAAAAGGCACAATAAGGCTCGTGCGAAACACCAAATGGAACGGTTTTATAGAGCTAAACCGTATGGCCTTTAGCGAAAAACTTCCACGAAATAGCGAAAGTCGGGCTATAAGTATTGCCATGAAACTAATTAAAAAACATTACCCACATATTGATTGGGTTGTTTCCTTTGCTGATGGTACACAATGTGGCGATGGCACAATTTATAGGGCTTCTGGTTTTGTACTTACCGACATACGTGTTTCTGATGCTTTACGCATTAACCCAAAAACTAATAAACCAATGCACGTTATACAGGCCCACCATCTAAAAATATCAAAAGAGTTTCGTACATGGCAGCCAACAAAAGGTTATCAACTACGGTATTTATATTTTATAAATAAAAATTGTAAAAATAATTTAACAGTGCCAATACTGCCTTTTTCAAAAATTAAAGAAATGGGTGCATCTATGTATAAAGGCGTTAATATGAGTTTGCGTTCGAAGCAGGCGAGGGCCGTTCCCAACGGTCAAGCGGAGGTGCAACCCCTACCCGAACGCTCCAAAATCCTAAATTAAGCTATTGTATATATAAATAAATAAATTTACCCATAACTTGGCAACCAAAAAGGAAACACAAATAGAACGTGATTTAAGGGTCCAAAGGTTTGCACGTATTATTGCAAACGGTGGTCGTAGGTCCGATTGCTTGCAATATGGTTCAGAGAATTGGGGGGTAAGTGTACGGACTTGTGATAATTATTTGGCACAAGCAAGGGCTGAGTTAAAGGCTGATTGGGATATTGAAAGACCCCAAATGGTAGCCGACCTCTTGTCTCAATGTGCAACTGTACAAATGGCAGCACGTAAAGCTGGCCAATACCATATTGCTCTTGGTGCAATTAATACTGCTGCAAAACTTGCAAGCCTTGTTTCATGAGCATTTTAGAAACTGTTAAGCAAGGGCATATATTACATGGCGATGGTTTATATGAATTACCTACCGTAAACCAAGTCCAGCAGAGGGTTTATAAAGATTTATTACCCCACCAACAAACCTTTTGCCAAGACATTGAACACCGTAAGCTTGCACTTGTTTGTGGTTTTGGTGCTGGTAAAACGTATGCACTTGTAAGCAAAGCCATAATACTGGCGTCAATGAATATTGGTTGTATTAGTGCCATTTTTGAGCCAACTTCGCCCATGGTGAGGGACATTTTAATACGCACATTAAACGAGCTATTGGAGCAGTGGCAAGTGCCTTTTACGTTTAGGGCCAGCCCTTTACCCGAGTACCAACTTCAGTTTAAGGAGGGCATACACACAATATTGTTACGCACCATTTTGACTTACCAGCGTTTACGTGGTCAGAATTTATCAGCAGTGGGTTTTGACGAGGCCGACACTGTTAACAAGCGAGACGCAGAACAGGCCATGAATATGGCATTAGCTAGATTGCGTTCTGGTAACGTGCAACAGTTTTATGCAACTACCACGCCAGAGGGTCACAGTTGGGCATTTGATACGTTTGAAAAAAACGCCAAAGAAGATACAAGGTTAATAAGAGCCAAAACAAGCGATAATCCATATTTACCAGAAGGGTTTATTGATAGCTTATTGGAAAACTATCCACCACAGTTAATACAAGCTTACCTTAATGGTAACTTTTGCAACCTTACCAGTGGTCAGGTTTATTCTAGGTTTAACAGAGATAAGCACCTTATAAACGAGTTGCCGTTCCCATTAGATAATGAAATTTTAAAAATTGGTATCGATTTTAACGTTATGAATTGCAACGCCGTTGTTTGTGTTACTGCAGGCAATAAACTTATTGTTGTTGATGAAATTGTTAAACAGCAAGATACTGATGCTATGGCGAGGGAAATAAGAAGGCGTTATGGTAACAATAAAATATTTGTATATCCAGATGCCAGTGGAGCAGCAAGGTCAACAATTAATGCAAGCAAAACTGACATTGCCATATTGGAAAGCTATGGATTTACAAGTATGGCTTTACGTAGCAACCCTCCAATTAAGGACAGGGTTCAAACTTTACAGGCAGTATTGGAAAACAGTAAAGGCCAAATACGTATGGCAATTTATGCCAAAGCCACAAGATTAATAGAATGTTTGGAGCTACAAAGCTATGATGAAAAAACAGGCGACCCAGACAAACAAAATGGTTATGACCACCTTAATGATGCTCTTGGTTACTTGTGTTATAGGGAGTTTAATATGATTTACAGTAAGGCAGGCCAAAAAACAGGTATTAGAATTTATTAAAGACCTGATATTATTAAACTAAAACAATGTACAGCAGCTTTTACCAAAATAGAATTGATAGCTTTGAAATAGAAGTAACGGAGGTACAGCAGCAAAATCAGGCGTGGCGTAATATGCAAAGCCATTGGGGTTTAATTGAGGACTTGGTTGAAGGTACAAGCAAAATAAGGGGTAAAAGTAGAATTTATTTAAAACAAGAGCCACGAGAGGAAGATGAAAGCTATGACGTTCGTTTAAGTAGGTCAGTTTGCCCACCATATTATGTACGTATGGAACGTATGTTGGCTGGTATGCTTACACGTAAACCAGTGCGTCTTTCAGATGTACCAGATGCAATAGAAGAGCAATTATTTAATGTTGACCTTGAAGGTAATAACCTAACCAACTTTGTTTATAACATTAGTAGGCTTTGTATTAGATATGGCCATGTTGGTGTTTTAGTTGATGCCCCTGCAAATGGAGGTCGACCTTACTGGATTCCATATACCCCAAGAGACATAATTGGGTGGCGTACAGAGGTAAAAGATGGACAAAGGGAACTAACTCAGCTAAGACTTATGGAACGCATTGTAAGACCCAAAGGTAAGTATGGAGAGGAAACGGTTGAACAAATAAGGGTGCTTGAGCCAAATAGTTTTATGTTATTTCAACGTAACGATGATGGCGATTTTGTAAAAGTAGATGAAGGCACTACCAGCTTGGACTTTATACCTTTTAGTGTTGCCTATAGTAACAAAGTTGGTATTTATGAAAGTCGCCCACCACTTGAGGATATTGCCGAGCTAAATATTAAAAGTTACCAAATACAAAGTGACTACGACAATCAATTACATATAAGTGCTGTACCTATGCTGGCGTTTTTTGGTTTCCCAGCAGCAGCAGAGGAGGTTAGTGCTGGCCCTAGTGAAGCCTTATCATTACCAGAAGGCAGCAGTGCAAGTTACATTGAGCCAAATGGCAACAGCTTTAATGCACAAAAAGACAGGATTGACAAACTAGAGTACCAAATAAATGAACTTGGTTTGGCTGCCATACTTGGGCAAAAAATGTCGGCTGAAACTGCCCAATCGCAAAGAATACAAAGGTCACAAGGCGACAGCACTTTAATGGTTTTGTCGCAGCAAATACAAGACTTGCTTGATAACTGCCTTAAATTTCACGCTGCATTTTTAAAACAAAGTGTTGCTGGTACAACCTTTGTAAATAGAGACTTTGTTGACAGCAGCTTACAACCAGCACAAGTTGATGCATTGCTTAAAATATATGCCCAAGGTGTTATTGACCAAGAAGAACTTCTTAAAAAACTTGTTGAGGGTGAAATATTATCTGAAGATTTTGATATTGAAGAAATGCTCGACAAAACACAAATGGGTGGCTTGGTAGAAACTGAAGCACCCCAACAGGCAGCAACAACAGAAAATGAATAATGAGTATAGAACGGCAACGAATACCAGAAGCGTTATACCGTAACGCCATAAACCTTAATAGATATGAAAATGGCGTAGCAAAAAAAATTGTTGTTGCTTACAACGACATTATTGTACAAATAACAGATGAATTAAAAAAATTTGATACTGGCGACTTAACCCTTACCCCTGCAGCACTAAACAGGCAACGCACAATTTTATTGCAGTTACAAGAAAGTCTGGCAACTTGGGCAGAGCAAAGTGCATTAACAACAACTGCAGAATTACAGGGTTTAGCAGAGTTGCAATCGGTTTTTATACAAGAGCAATTACGTAAGGTGTTGCCAAGTGATGCTGCAAAAAATGCAGTGCGTACTGTAGAAATAAGTCCACAATTTGCTCGCAGTGTTGTAGAAACTGATCCAAGGCAAATAAATGTATTTACGTTACCAGAGGAATTTACTGTACAAACTGGTGTAGTGCCTAAGTTTAGTATTACTGCTCGTGATGGGGCTGTAATTAATTTACCTAACGGTGTAAACGTAAGAACTGCATTTAGGCGTATTGCAGAAAGTCAAACAGAATTATTTCAAAGCACTGTAAGGACAGGACTACTTGCAAACCAAACTACACAACAAATATCAAAACAATTAAGGGGTAAATTAAATTTTGAAGAAACTGGTACTTTAAATCAAATTAAAGCCAAAGGTGGTATTGGTACTGTAATACCAAACAACCAAATTGATACCATTGTCAGGACTAGCATTAACCAAGTAAGCAATACTGCAATAAATAGTGTGTTTAAGGCAAATGCAGATATGATTGACCGTTATAAATATGTGGCAACTTTGGATAGCAGAACTTCAGCAATATGTGGTCGCCTTGATGGGCAAGTATTTGAAATGGGCAAAGGGCCACAACCACCGCAACATTTTAATTGTCGTTCAACCATAGTGCCAATAATTAAAGATGAATTTTTGGACAGGTTTGGTTTAGACCAAGATGACCTTACTGAAGGCTTGCAAAGGCCAAGCAAAACTGGTTTATCTGATAGGGGTAAGTTAGTACCAGCAAATGAAAACTATGCGGTTTGGTTAAGTAAACAAGATGTTGCCACACAAAATAAAGTATTTGGTATTGAAAAAAGCAAAATATACAGGGAGGAGTTAAAAACAAAAAACCCCACTGATGTTTTTAGGACTTTTGTACGTTCTGACGGTACAACGCTAACATTGGAAGAGTTAGCACAACAAAATGCCACTTAAAAAAGGTACATCAAAACAAATTATTTCTAAAAATATACAAAAACTTAAAAAAGAGGGCAAACCCCATAGGCAGGCAGTAGCCATTGCATTACAAACAGCAGAAGGTAAGAAAAAAAGGAGACGAAAAAGCAAAAAATAGGTATTATATTATTAATTGCTAATTTTGTTATGCCTTATCACGCTGGTACAAAAAAAAAGAAAACCATGAAAAAAGGTGGTAAAAAAAAAGCTGTTAAAAGGTAATGGCAAAAATAAACAAGCCAACAGACCCAGAACTATATGCTCGTGTAAAAGCTGCAGCTAAACGCAAGTTTCCAGTTTATCCGTCTGCCTATGCAAATATGTGGCTTGTTCGTGAATATAAAAAACGTGGTGGTACTTATGTAGTTGCCAACAAACCAAAAGCCAAAGGTAAGAGTCGTGCAAAGAAAAAAAAGTAGCACTAGAAGGGTTAAGGGTGGTTTAACCACTTGGCTTGAGGAAAAGTGGGTTGACGTAAAAACTGGTAAACCTTGTGGGCGTTCGCAAGCTGAGAAAAAAAGACGTGGTTATCCAGCTTGTAGGCCAACAAAACGAGTCTCAAGTAAGACGCCTAAGACACTAGGCGAAATGACAGCAGCAGAAAAAGCTAGGTTTAAAAGAGAAAAAACTGGCAAAGCTAAAATAAAATATCAACATAGACGTAAAAAAACCACTAAAAAGAAATGAAAATTAAGTCAGGTACAAAAAACAATCGCAGAGTTAGGTTAACCAAACGTCAAAAAAACGCATTGCAAAGGCATAAAGATACCCATGGCCATACAAAAAGCCATATTAATGAAATGACAAAAGCTATGTTAAGTGGTAAAACCTTTATGGAGGCCCACCGTATAGCAATGAAAAAAAAGGGTAAATAATGGCTAAAAAGAAACCACCAAGCTTATCTGTTAAAAGAGGCGAAAAGTCAAAAAAAGGTGGCCTTACTGCAAAAGGGCGTGCAAAATATAACCGAGCTACAGGTAGCAATTTACAAGCACCAGTAACGGAGGACAAACCTACTGGTAAAAGGGCTGCAAGGCGTAAAAGTTTTTGCAAACGTATGGAGGGTATGAAAAAGAAAAGGACTAGCAAAAAAACTGCAAATGACCCAAACAGCCGTATAAATAAAGCCTTAAAACGTTGGAAATGCTAATAATTGCAAAACAAGGTATATTAGAAGTACCTTATTAAACCTTTATGTCTGAAGAAACAACAGCACCAGAAACAGGTAACAATGATGCTGTCATAAAACAATTGCAGCAAGAAATTGAATTGTTAAAGAAAAAAAACAGGGAAGTTGTTGAGGAAAAACAAAAAATTGCAAGTAATGCAAAAAATGTTGCAACTTTGCCAGAAGGCGAAAGTGTTGAAGCTTTAATTAAATTTAAACAGCAAATTGAGCAAGAAAGGCTTGAAGAAAAAGGCCAATACTCTGAAGCATTAAATAAAAGGGAGCAACAGTTTAAGGAACATATTGAAAAGAAGGACGCACAAATTGAAAGCTTGCAAAACGAATTAAAAGAGTTAAAACTTGTAACCCCTGCTGTTAATGCTTTGTCTGAATATGTACATGACCCAGCCTATGCAATGAGCAAGCTTGATAAAGAAAAAATACAGGTAAATAAAGATGGCACTGTTGTTTATATGTCTGAAGATGGTTTTACTTCAAAACCAATACAAGAAGCGGTAAAAGAACAAATACAACCTTGGGCATTAAAAAACCAACAACCTATGGGCAGTGGAGCACCAATAGGTAAAACAGAAAATATTACATCTGTTGCTGGTATTGATACAAACCTTTTAAAACGTATGGCAAGGGGCGAGGATACTGCAGCTATGGAAATACACCAAAAATATGGGCGTGATGCTTGGCTTGAAGCAAAAAAAGTCGCAAAAGATTACAAATAACAAATTTCAAGTTATAGTTTAATTAATAATTAAAGTTGGCTGTGCTGGCTTTTAAAAACTTAATTGAGGCTGTGCTGATGTTAAGGGGGCTGTGCCTAAAATTGTAAAAATTTCCATTTAACTAAAATGGCTACAACATTATCTGACATTATTGTGCCAGAGGTGTTTGCTGCAAGCATTATTGAGGAGACAACCTTAAGGGATAGTTTCTTACAAAGTGGAGTAGTCGCACCTTTAGCAGAACTAAATCTTAGCTCCACCCAAGGGGGCAACTTCGTCAATATACCTTTCTACAAAGCAAACCTTAGTGGAAACTATACAAGGCTTGACGACAGTTCATCTTTAACACCAAACAAAATTGAGCAGAGCAGCCAAATAGGTGTTGTGCTTACTGCTGGTGATGCCTTTTCAGCAAGACAACTTGCAGGGCAAAAAATTGGTTCTAACTCACCTGACCCAATTAGTGCAATAAGACAAAAACTTGGTGCATACATTAACAACGAAAAGCAAAAAGATTTATACTCTTGCTTGCAAGGTGTTTTTGGTTCCCTTACTGCAAACACAAGTGATTCAGCCTTATTTGACCTTTGCATTGATTCAGAGTCAGGCGATACACCAACAGCTTTAGGTGCTGGCACTGTATCAAAAGCACAATCGTTACTTGGTGACCAAGGCGATAAGCTTACAACTATTGCTATGCACTCCAAAGTGTTTTATGCGTTGAAAGAACGTAAGGCTCTTGACTATGTAACAAACACTGAAGCACGTTTAAGTACTGCAGCAACAGGTGCAAGTACTATAGATGCTTTTGGCGGTTCATCTGCTGGTGCTTACGGTGACGTATCTGTGCCTCAGTACATGGGTATGAATATTGTGGTTTCTGACGATATTCCAAAAGCTGGCTCTGGTGCTTCGACGGAATATGCGGTCTATTTTTTCGCACAAGGTAGTGTCGCAACAGGCGAGCAGGCTGCATTGGAAACTTTAGTTGACAGAGACGTACTTGCTTTTGAAGATGTTGTGTCATTTAAACACGCTTACATTTACCACCCTATTGGTACTAAATGGGCCGTAACGACAACAAACCCAACTAGAACTCAGCTTGAAACAGCTACAAACTGGTCTAAGGTTTATGACACAAAAAATATCGGCATTGTAAGGGCTACTGTTACATCACCATTAGATTAAGAGGTAAACTTTCATGGCTAGTATTTTTGAATTACAAAACCCACCATTTGGTCAGTTAACCAAAACCAAGGTTATAAAAACTGAAAATGGGGCAATGACATTAACAACTGCTGAATTAATAGAAGGCATTGTTGACGGTACACCTACAGGTAATAGGACTATTACAACACCAACTGCTGCAGAAATTCTTACTGCCCTTGGTGTGCAAAATAAAGTTGGTCAAACTTTTGAGTTAACTGTTGTTAATAAGGCAGCATCCACTCATAAATATACTTTGACCGCTGGTTCTAACGTTACAATCGTTGGTGAGCCAGACATAACTGCAGACACTTCTGGAACTTTTATTTTTAGAGTTACAAGTTCAACTGCTGTTAGTGCTTTTAGAAAGTAATGGGTATTGCCACATTTAGGCGATTAAGGGAAAGGGAGGCTGCCAAACAAAAGGCAGCTTCTCTTATACCAAAGCCAAAAAAACAAAAAAAGCCAATTAAATTAAAAACAAATGGCAATATCATTAGTTAATACAGTTGGTGCTGCAACTGCAAACACATACGTTGATTTAACTGCTGCACAAGCTTTTATTGACGGCCTCATAGAAAACGACGATATAGTTGCATGGGGTACAAGCACAAATGACCAAAAAAACCGAGCACTTTTTAGTGCTGCTCAAAGAATTGACAGAGAACGGTTTTTGGGTGCAAGAACAAATGACGAGCAGGCATTAGAATGGCCAAGATCAGGTGTTAAAAAACCATATACTTATACAAGCACTTATAACGCTTTATATCCAAGTAATTTGCAGCCAGCATTTTATGCAGATAACGAAATACCAGACAGGGTTAAGCACGCACAAATACATTTGGCTGTATATTTAAACAATAATAAAGATGGCCTTGATTTAAGTGGCTTTGAAGATTTTAATGAGGTGGCAATAGGTAATTTAAGTGTTACGCCTAGATTTTACGGTGCTGTTGGTGCAAACAGAATACCGCCTATAATAGAGCAATACTTAACTGGCATACGTATTAGTGGGCCAGCTACAATATCAGTAAAAAGGAGTTAACCATGGCTTACGAGTACCCTTCAGCAACTATTATTAATACAACAGGGGCAGTTACAGGGAGGTTTGGAAAATTACAGGCAAATGAAGATACTGTAATTGCATCACTTACAGCCCAAAACATAGATGGGGCAAGCACAAGCATTACATTAGATGCAAGTTGTGAAATTTGTGGTGTTATTACTGGTTTTACTTTGGCAAGCGGTTCTGTTATTGCTTATAGGTTGTAATGTCAAGGCTGTCTAAAAGTTTTCGAAAAGTAGCATCAACTGTTTTAGGTAAGTTTGGTGGCGATGTTACTTTTAAACGTATAACTCATGGCAGCTATGATACGGCTACTGGTTCAGTAAGTGAATCAATAACAACCACAACAATTAAAGGAATATTACAGAATGTAAACCAAAGAGAAATAAATGATCTTATAAAAGAAAACGACAAAATATTAATAATTGCAGCATCAGATTTGGAACAAACACCGACAACAAGTGACAGGGTTTTAATTGCAAGTATCGAATATCAAATTATTAGAATAAATATTGATGAAAATGATAACCAAAATATTAAATACGAAATTTATTTAAGAGCATGAAACGTATTGAAATTGGCGACATTGGTAAGTTTTTTAAAGAGGAACATGAAGATTTATTAAGGCTTGCAGTATTAACACTTGATACAAGAATAAAAACAGTATCGCCAGTTGATACAGGTCGTTTTCGTATGAATTGGCAGCTTGCAGAAAATAAAAGATCAGCACCAATACAAGGTGGGCCATTTACACCAGCAAAAAATGCCATTATACCGCCCATGAAACTTAACTATCAAAAAGAAAAAACAGGCAATACTTACAGTTTGATTAACCCATTACCCTATGCAGAGGCAGTTTGTTTTGGTACTAATACACCACCATCATGGGGCAACCAGTTTAGAAGCAAAGATGGTAACAGGAGTGCAGGCTGGCCACTGAAAGAGGTGGCAGCAGTAGCTAAAATTGTTAAAAAGGCAAAAAGTAAAAATTAATGGCACAACTTAATTTAAACACTGTAAGGCAAAATATTGAGGCAAGGTTAGCCACAGAAATGGCCAGCAATCCAGCAACAACTGTTGTTTTTGGTAATCAACCATTTGACCCACCATCAGACACAAGTTTTATACAATGTCTAATTGAATTTACTGGCAGTGATTATATAACCCTTGGAGGTACAAGTAGTAGCACTAATAGTCAGACAGGTATTATTACTTTTAATATTTTTACAAAAGTGGGTATTGGCCTTGGCGACAATTTAACACTGGCAAAAAGAATAAGGGATTTATACAATAGGGTAATATTAAATGGCATATACTTTGAGCCTCCAACTGGCCCTGCTGTTTTAGAAAACGCAAGTCCAGAAGGTTTTGTGCAAAGTGTAATGTCAATTTCATTCGAAACTTTTGAAAACTTATGACAGAAATTACTGACGAAATGCTTGATATTATTGAGCAAGTAAAGGGTAAACGCAATCCAAACCTTTGGGATTCACGCTGTCAATCCGCACTATTTAGAAAAAAACAGGCAAAAGTAGTAAAAAGCGAGAAAAAAGGATAATATATAATTAAATTTCTTTTTTTGTTATGGCAAACGTTCGTGGAGAAGAAGGAGCAGTACATTTTGACAATGGTTCTGGCTCTGTAAGTGCAGTTGTTGGTACAACAGCTTGGACTTTAGATATGACCAAGGACACACTTGAATGTACAGCCCATGGCGATACTGCAAGAAAATATGTTGGCAGCCTTAAAAGTGCAACTGGTACTGTAGAGGTGCAATATACAGAAACAAGTGGTGATGCTGTTGCAGAATTACTTGCAGATGTAAATACAAGTGAAGACCCAGCAGATGCTTCATTTAACCTATTTTTAAATGAAAGTGGTGCTAAAAAATATTCATTTAACGGTATTGTTACTGGTGTTGGTGCTGCTTCAACAGTTGGCGAGCTAACAACGCAAACTGTCAACTTCCAAGTTTCTGGCCCTATTACCTTTGCAATATAATTAATGGCTGAACAAAGGACTATTGACCTGATTATCGGTAATTTTGACCTTAATCAAAGACGTAAATTTACACTAAAAAATGCAGACGGCAAACCAGTAGTTGATTTGTATTTTAAACCTATAACAAGGTCAGACAGAACGAGGGTTCAAGCTTTGGCTGGTAGTGATGAAGCTTTAAAAGTATCAACACAAATGCTTTGCCACATGGCAGAAAAAGAAAACGGAGAAAAAGCGTTTGGTAGTGGCGATGCGGTAAGGCTACAAAGAGAAGTACCAGAAAATGTTTTAAATGAGCTTGAACTGTTTTTATTTAACGTTACAGAAGACGGCATACCTTTAGACGAAGCAAAAAACGATTAAAGGGGGATAGCTGGCTTTATTTTGAGTTTTTCCTAGCAACAGAATTAGGTATGACGGTAAGTAGGCTACGGCACGAATTAACACAAGCCGAGTTTTTATATTGGGCTGCCTATTATGAGGTAAAAGGAGAACGTGAAAAACAAGAATTAGATAAAATTAAGAATTAAGTGTAAACTATTAAAAAAACCAATTTATGGCTTTTGCAAGTGTTGTTATTGATGTCGTTGATAAGGCAAGTAATAAGCTTAAAGCTATAAACAACCAAGCAAATAAAGCTGCACGTGATTTTAGTAAGTTAGATAAAAGGGCTGGCGGTATAACTAAATCATTTAATAGGTTAGGTAAAGTTGTTGCATCTGTTGGTTTATTGGAGATTGGTAGGCGTTCAATTAATACTGCTGCTAATTTTCAAAAATTAGAATTAAGACTTAAATTATTAACTGAGGCAACAGGCGAGTTTGGTGAGGCACAAAAAATTGCAACAAGGGGTCAAAAATTATTTGGTATGAGTGCAACAGAAGCACTTGATGGCGTAACTAATATAACTGCAAGATTGAAACCTTTGGGTGTAAGTTTGGCTGATATAGAAACAACATTTATAGGTTTTAACACTGCAGCAAAACTTGGTGGTGCATCTGCACAAGAAGCATCAAACGCATTTAGGCAGTTAGCACAAGCACTTGGTTCTGGGCGTTTAGCTGGTGATGAATTTAGAAGTGTTTCTGAGCAAGTACCATTAATTTTAAAACCACTTGCTGAAGAATTAAACGTTTCAACTGGTGAACTTAAGGAACTAGCTGCACAAGGCAAACTTACAAGTGAAGTTGTAATACGTGCATTAAGAAAACTTGGGGCAAGTGGTGCTGAAGACCTTAAAAAAATATTAGAAAATGACCCAACACAAGTATTTAAAAATTTACAAAATGAGGTTGAAAACTTACAAATTGCAGTTGGCTCTGCATTGTTGCCTGCAGCAAAAGCGTTAACTGAAGTTTTAACCATTACTGCACAAGTGTTGAGTTTCTTGCCACCAGAGTTTGTTTCTGTTGCTGCTGGTATTACTGCTGTAATTGCTGGTGCAACCTTGTTGATGCCAATATTAAAGTCAATGTCTGTTACTGTTGCTGTTTTAACTAAAAAATTTGTAATACTAAAAGCAATTTTGGCTGGGCCTGTAGTTGCAGCTTTTGCTGCTGTTGGTTTAGGAATAGCTGGGATAATTAATTATTATAAAGATCAAAATAGAGAGTTAAAACAACTGCAAGATACTATAAACAATGGGTCTGCAGAGCAAGCACAAAGTTTGATTGAAATAAAGCAAAAAGAGTTGGAAGCTGCAGAGGCAAGGTTAGAAAATGCAAAGCGTGGTAGAAGTTTAATTTATCAAAATATTGATGACCTTAAAAAACAAATAGAGCAGTTAGAAGCACGTAATAAATCAATGAAAGAATTAAATGAAATAATGGAAAAAAATAAAACTTATAAAGTTGGCGAGTACACTTATGATACTGCCAGTGGTAAAGCTATTTCTGGCCCTGACATAAAACAAGAGGAACGTACTTTTAAGGCAGGCTCAGACAATGAAAAAGCTGCAAATACAATAAAATTATTAAAACAAAGAATACAAATAAAACAGCAAGAAGATGACATTGACAGGCAATTATTAGAAAGACAGTTTGAGTTTCAAAATAAAATGGAAGAGGCAATGGCTATTGAGGACGAGGGTTTGCGTTTAGAAAAAAGTAGGTTGTTATTAAAGGATTATCAAATTGACAGGCAAGAAATATTAAATTCAAAAGTAAAAGATCAAGTCAATATTGCAAAAGAGCTTGGCGATACTTTGGAGCAAGGTTTGGTTGAAAATATAAAAGGTGCAATTAATGGTACGCAAAGTTTTGGGCAGGCCATGAGTAATGTTTTAAATAGTCTTAAAAATAAATTAATGGATAGAGCATTATCTAATTTATTTGGTGGTATTGGTGATGCTGTATTTGGTGATGGTGGAAAAAATAAAGGTATTTTAGGTGGTTTGCTTGGTGGCATTTTTGGTAAAAAAGCACAAGGAGGACCAGTTACAGGTGGTAGATCATATATTGTTGGGGAACGTGGTCCAGAAGTTTTCACACCAAGGGGGTCTGGTAATATTACACCAAATAACCAGCTTGGCGGTTCAGTAAATATAAATGTAAACGTTGACGCAAGCGGTAGTGAGGTTCAAGGTAGTGATACTAAAGGCAACGAACTTGGCCA